AATAACAAAGAACAAACTGAAGCTCAAAAGAAAACCCGATTCGACGGTGAGAAATCAAACCGTAATGAAAAGGGTAATTCCCGTGTTCGAATCAATAAATCTAAACTCCGTACTCTGGCTGACAAACTCCTTGAGCGGCAAGATATTGCTCTTGAACTAGTTGATAAAAGCTTGGCTGGAAAAGAAGTTAATGCAGACTCCGTTGCTTCGGCAAAATGGGTGCTGAACAGCATTGTTTCTGTCATCAAGAGTGCATCTGCTGAAGAACTTGGTTCGTTCAATGCTCGCCTCAAAGGCAAGCGTGATGATGAGCCAGAAGAGCAAACTCCTGCTGAAATTAGTAAAGAATTGAAACCACGCCTATCTCTTGTGTATATTGATCCTACAGAAAATGAAGACGAGTAACAAGAAACTCGCACGAAATCAGAAGCAGTGATATCGTTTGGGATTTATGTTACTAAAAGAATTTGTCTGAGAAGATTGGAAGCATCCAGTCGTGTCCGAAAGGACAGACAAATCTAACTAAGCTTCGGCTTGGTATCTGAGAACTTGCCTAGTTCATTCAGAAAGCTAATCTGGCGGTTAGCTAATAAAAATGACTTCTGTGAATAGTGCAGAGCAGTGGAGAAGACTTTCGAATCTTGCGAAGGTAGAGATATTAGGTCAGGTAGGGTGGACGCTAGTATCATTTATTTTATGTATAGACAATGTTTATTTTACGATATGCTTGACAGGAACGTAAAGTTAGTGCTAAACTTCTTCCTCAAGATTAAGAACGGAGGAGAGAAAACATGAATAATTATAAGTTACTGATTACGAGTCAAGACTATCACGGCGTCAACTTCATTGAGAATATTGCAAAGTATTCTGGTAAGGGTGCTGTGATTGATAAGACTGTCCATTTGTTTAATGATTACCCGCATAGCTGCACTATGACAATAGTTACTGAAGAGTTCCTTAAGAGTGAGCCTAGTGTTGATGTGGTAGTTGTTAAGGAAGAGTGGAGTAAAGTTGGACTGGATAGCCTAGACTGGGAAGAATTTAAAAAGCTTGTCGGGACAAAAGGTGTCACAGGTCGTCAACGAGAAACAATGAGTAATCTTTTCTTGAAAGCTAATGAAGAAGTTTAAGTAATACAATGAGAGCGAACGGACTGGCCAGTTCTGACAATGCCGATACATTGTCTAGCTCTCACCTAATTAAAATCTTATCGGAGATACGAAGTTTTGAATTACGTAGAAAATTTTATTGAGAAAGCTAAATCTGTCCATGGTGAACTGTATGATTACAGTCTTGTAGAAGATGTTAGTTATAAGACTCCTGTTACAATTATTTGTAGAGCCCACGGACCTTTCGTACAGAGAAAGGATGTACATTCAAGAGGCGGCGGTTGCAAGAAGTGCCTATTTGAAGCTATGCCTTTAAAAAGAACAATTGAAGATTTCGTCAACGAAGCTTCCAAAATTCACAATGGTAAGTATGATTACTCTCTAGTCACAACTACTAAGACTACTGAGAAGATAAATATAATTTGTAAGACACATGGTGTCTTTAGTCAAACAGTTTCACACCATCTTGTTTCTAGAGGTTGTCCTGAGTGTAGTTTCGATGAACAACGTTTGTCCCAAGAAGACTTCATTATTAAGAGTAATCAAACCCATGACTACAAATATGATTACTCTAGCGTTGTGTTGACTAAGGGGTTTAAACAAAAAGTTGAAATTGTATGTCCGACTCATGGTGTTTTTAGCCAAGAGGCTGGCCCTCACATGCTCGGGAATGGTTGCCGTAAATGTGGTAACGAAAAGAGCTTAAAAGCACGTTACCCAGAATATACAACAGAATTTTTCATTGAGCGTTCAAAAGAATTTCATGGAGATAGGTACTCTTACGACTTCTCGGAGTATGTGAATACAGAAACGAAGATCAAGATTGTCTGTCAAGAGCATGGAGTTTTTGAGCAAAGACCTCTTTGCCATATTCGTGGTAAAGGTTGTGCCAAATGTAGAAATGACAATACAACTTATAATTTCATACAAAAATATAGAGATAACCCAGAACTTGGGGCTAAATCTGGCCTTATCTACATCTTAGAAGTTTTTAATGATAATGAAAAATTCTTGAAGTTAGGGATAACATCCGATAGTTACGGAAGATTTAAGAAATACAGGGCAGACTTCAAGAAAGTAGGGTATTCATTTAATACTCTTTTTGAGTTTGAAACTACTAATTATATTAGTGCAATGGCTGAGAACGACATACTTAAACTAATGAGGCTTGAAAACAATATCTATACTCCAAATGAGAACTTTTCAGGAAAAGGCGAATGTTTATTTCTTGAGTGCTTAGATAGTATTGTTAATCTTGTTCCAATAAAAGTAGGTGAATACAGCACAACAGGCGAAACTTATGGCTGATGTCACACTAGGGCCTAAGAGCCGCAAACAAGAAATGTTCTTAAACAATGATGCGGATATTGTTGTTTTTGGTGGTGCAGCAGGAGCAGGTAAGTCCTTCTTGGGCGTCATGGCGATGCTCAAGTGGGTTCACCTTCCAAAGTTTCGCGGTGTTATGATGAGGCGTGTTATGCCTCAAATTACTGGCCCCGGTGGTATCTGGGAAACCGGCCAAGATATGTACAACGCCTTCGGCGCCACCGTTCGTTCCAAAGATGTTAAGTTTGTATTCCCTTCGGGAGCGACCATTGTAGCACGCGGTTGTGAACAAGAGAAAGATAAGTATAATCTACAGGGTTGGCAGGTCAGCGCCTTCCTCCTAGATGAAATGCAGCAGTTTGAAGAATCTCAAGTAGTTTATTTTATCTCTCGTATGCGTACTGATGCTGGAATGAAAACCCAGATGCTTGGCACTTGCAATCCCCTGTACGAGTCCTTCCTCCGTGTTTGGTTAGAACAGGCTGGTTATTTAGACGAAGATGGTATTCCTTTAGAAAGCCGAGCAGGTGTTAAGACTTGGTTTATTCGCCAAGGTAATACAATGATTTGGCGAGATTCACAAGAAGAGTTAATTGAACAGTATGGTGCTAATTGCGGCCCTATGTCATTCTCTTTTGTGCCAGCAAAATGTACCGATAATCCAGTTTTGATGGAACGCGATCCGACGTACTTGTTCAAACTTCAATCCCTCCCCCGAGTGGGAGCGGATGCGGCTCTTGGACGGTTCATGGTATGCCAAAGAGGATAGTAGCTCGCTATTCAACAGAAGCTGGGTGGAGGAAGTTGACTACCCACAACAAGATAAGTGCATGCGTGTCCGCGCCTACGATTTAGCTTGTAGCCTCGTATCAGAGCTTAATGTTTCGCCGGATTATACTGCGTCGGTTCTACTAAGTAAGACACCTGCTGGTGAATACATAATTGAAAATGTAACTCGTTTTCGTGGTAGACATGGCGATGTTATGAGAAAGATTATTGAAACAGCACACAATGATGGTCCTGATGTAATCGTTGTAATTCCGAGGGATCCGGGTGTTGGAGGCGCTGCATATTGCCAAGAAATTATCAAACAGCTTGTAGGTGAAGGTATTACTGCAAAAGCAATGCCCACTGCTGGTCGTGGAGGTAAGGTTCAGCGATTTGGTCCCTTTGCCACAGCAGCAGCTAATAAGCTTATTAAGATGGTTAGAAATTGTACTGATGACTTCGAAAATAAAGTACTTGGTAATAATGAAACTTTTTATGATGAGCTTGAGCGTGTAGATCCTTTGAACACTCGCAAAGGCCACAACGATATGTTTGATGCCGTGGCTGACGCCTTTGAAGCAGTTAATAAGAAATTATTTATCCCCGTCTTCTCCATGCCCAGCATGACAAAATCAAATGAATTCAGTTTCTAATTATAGCCTATCTTTTTAAGGAATAACATGGCAGAAAATGACAATCTAGACCTCTCTGCCGGTGATAACCCTGCCTTAAGAATTAAGATGGGCGAAACTGGTTGGACAGGTTTGAGACAGTTCGACGGCATCATTCTTGAAGAGATGCGGAAAGATTTACAATGGCCTCGTGCCAATCGCACCTACCAAGAGATGGCAGAAGATGCAACAATTGCTTCTGCTCTTTCTTTGTTCTCTATGATGATTTTGTTCTCTATGATGATTAGCCGGGTTAAATGGAAAGTAGTTCCTCCGGTTGATCCTACAGAAGATGACCTGAAGAAAGTTAAATTCCTTGAACAGTGCATGGATGACATGGACCACAGTTGGTTCTCCTTTATTAAGGAAGTAACCAGCATGTTCACATACGGATATGCGATTCAAGAAAAGATTTATAGACGTAGACGTAAGTCCACAGGCAGTCGTTTTGATGATGGTCTTGTAGGTATTGCTAAACTTGCTACTCGTTCTCAAACCACTATCTACCGTTGGTTGTTTAGTGACGATGGTCGAAGTCTTGATGGTGTTGTACAAGACACGAGTTTCTTAGTTGATGGTTATCGCTTAGCTAACAGTAAAGAATATGGCGGACAGATTGATATTGAACGTAAAAAGTTCCTTCTATTTCGTACAGACGTTAGCCGAGATAACCCACAAGGCCGTTCTCCTTTAAGTAAAGTATATAAAGCTTGGCGTTACCGTAAGCAAATTGAAGAGTCTGAAGCTGTTGGTATCACTCGTGGTTTGGGTGGTATTCCTAAGTTCGACATCCCTGCTGATTATCTTAAAGCTGATGCTACTGCTGATCAAATGGCTACAGTAGAAGCCTTTAAGAATATAGGGCGTAATCTTCAGAACAACGAACAAGCTTGCATCATCATGCCTAAGTTCTATGATGACCAAAACAATAGCTTGTTTGACTTTGAACTGATTGGTCCTCCTAACGCCTCGCAATACGATACTGATAAAGCAATCACCCGTTGGGATAACAAGATCCTTCAGGCGCTGTTTGCTGATATCTTGCAGATGGGTAACTCTAAAGGCGGCTCTTTCAACCTTGCTGACTCTAAGTCATCCATTGTTCATATGGCTGTTGAAAGCTATCTGAAAGAGATTCAAGACCCTCTTAACAATGATCTTATCCCGCAGCTATTTGCTTTGAATTCTTGGCCGTTAGATCGTCTTCCTAAGTTTGAATATGATCAAATTAAAGAAGAAGATTTGGATGTTCTTTCCAAGTACTTGCAACGTGCTGCATCCGTTGGATTGATCAGTGTAACACCAGAGAACATTAACCAAGTTGCTGACTGGGTTGGGTTGCCAACGCGTCATGATTCTGAAATGAGCACTGAAGAGCTTAGAACTCAATTGACAGGCTATGAATCCGGCGCTGCTGAAGGTATGACGACAGCAGGTGAAGGAACAAGTAAAAGTCCAATCGGCTCAGATGATGCCTCCGTAGGGAATTCAGAAAACACATGAGTATTGAAACAGAAAATGTTAAGAAAGGTATTCTTGAAGGGTTCTCTGAATTCATTGAGAAATACTTTGGTGCTACATCTAACGAACCAATAGTTGAAGAACTCAACGAAGAGATGGTGTCTTACGAAGTTGTCTATGAGCCTCTAGTGAAGGATGCTCATGGTGAATGGATGTCTGAATCCACTATTGAAAAAGCTTGTGACAACTTCAATCAGAATCTTGAGAAAGGGATTGTTAATTCCAACCTCTTTCACATGGAAGAAACTGATTCGTTCACTATTGAATCCACTTGGGTTCAGAAGG